TAGCTCCTTTTACAGCTTTAAAAGTAAGACAAGCTGGTACGGGTCCAATATTACAACTTACAGGGACAGCAGCTGTAGGAGAAGTATTACGAGTTACAAGTGGCGGCAACGTCGGGATCGGAACGACTAGTCCTGATTCTAAATTACACGTTAAGGGAATTTCTACATTTGAAGAAACTACTGCTGGCGCGGGCACTCAATTAAAACTTGTAGGTCAAGATAGTTCTGGTCAATTTAATTTCTTAGTAGGTAAACAATATAACGTTAACAATGCTTTTGAGATAACACCATCTACAGTAGCTAATGGAGGAGTTTATTCAAACCCTGCGCTTTTGATTCGAGAAACTGGCTACGTCGGGATCGGGACGACTAGCCCTGTTGAAAAACTTGACACACCTAACATAGCTATCGGGGGCTCAACAATTACAGGATATACAGCTAATAAATTACGTATAGATAATAACGGGGGAACTTCTCGTTTTTATTCAACAGGCGCAAATACAACTACAAAAGGAGCATATGTATTCCACATTACTTCATCAGACGGTAGTTTAAATCCTGAAATAATACGCATCGCCTCAGATGGCAACGTCGGGATCGGGACGTCTACGCCTTCAACAAAACTAGAAATATTTGGAAATAATTCTGCAAGAAATACATTGCAAAATATATTATCAATAAATGGAGGGACTAGCTCTAATAATGTTTATAGTGGGTTTGGTATGGGGTTAAATTTTAACGGTAGAGATTATAGTAATGAACCAAGAGACTATGCTTATATTTATGGTGTCCAAGAGACTTCATCCACTAGTACCCCTGGTGGAGATCCTGGTTTCACGAGTCAACTTCGTTTTTATACAAATACAGGTGGCGCTGCAAACACTTTACCTACGCAAAAAATGACTATTTATGCTTCTGGTAACGTAGAAACAACAGGAAACCTTATAATTAATAAATTTAGTAACACTGCGCCTTATGCTGATGGGGAAATAAGATTTACGGGTAGATATGATAGATATGTAGGAGGAATTAAAACTTTTACTGACAATGCAAGTTATCCAGAATATGCAAATGGGTTAGACTTTTTTGTCCAAAGACATGTTTATGCTTTGCCAAATGGTCATCTTGCGATGCGTATAGATAGTGATGGAAACGTCGGGATCGGGACGGATTCGCCTGAATCATTATTACACATAAAAGGAGAAACAAGAGCATATATTTCATTTCAAGATACCACTGATGGGTATTTTGGATTTGTTGGTGATGCTGCAAATATGCTAACATCAGGAACAGTTGATAATTTAGGACTTAGAGGTGAAGCAGGTATTCAATTTGGAGTTTCCGATGTTATTAAGATGGTGTTAGATTCATCTGGAAATCTCGGGATCGGGACGGATAACCCTGGTGGAAAATTAGAAATTGAAGATACAACAAGTAGATTAGGTACAACTGCATCTTTAATTGTTGAAGGTCGTCAAGATGGTGCGGCAAATGTTTTAACATTAAGGTCAAAAGATTATTCTGCTCCAACTGTTGCTATAGGTGCAAATCACGGAGCAATCATGAGATGGCAAGGTTTTGATGGAACTGATTTTGAAAATATGGGTTATATTTTTGTTGGTGCTGATGGTCAATCAGTTGCTAATGGAGATGCTCCTAGTTATATGACTTTTGGAACAAGTGCAGATGGTTCAAGTACACCTTCAGAAAGACTTCGTATTGATTCTGAAGGCAACGTCGGGATCGGGTATACTGATCCTCAATATAAACTAGATGTTAATGGCCAAATAAGAGCATCAGGTATAGTTAATATTGGAGGTTTAGGTGTTGCAGCATCTGGAGCGTTAGCTAATGTAGATATAAACGATATAGACGTAAATGGTACATCAACAACCTACCAATCAAACATAACGTTTAAAGCTACTGGAACAGTAAAAGCTCAAATGGGTAAATTATCTGGTAGCACAAATGTTTTTACAGCTGCTAAAAACTTTGATGGACCTGTTAATATAATAGCAAATGACGTCCACTCTGGACATACGCATGTTGCAGAGTATGTGTTTGGATATGAACCAGCAAATAATCAAACCACATGGGGTTTAAACTTGGTAGACAATAGTACAACATCTAATAGCTTATACATATCAGCTGAAGGATTAAGCAATAACTCTAGTATTTTTTTTGGAGGTTACACTAATGCTTTATTAGTAACTAGAATAAGTTTACATCAAACGCTAGGCACATGGCTGTATGATTGTCCAGATGCAGGTACTAGTAACGTTTCCGTTAAATGGAGGAAGTATAACACCGCCGGTTATATGGCGAATATGATTGATTTTGAAAATGATGGTGATATAAAAAACATAAATGGTAGTTATGGTACAATTAGTTCAGATGAAAGAGTAAAAGAAAATATTGTAGATGCAACATCTAAGTTAGATGATATATTGTCGTTAAAAGTTAAGAATTTTAACTTTATAGGTGATGATAAAAAACAAATAGGTTTAATAGCACAAGAAGTTGAAGAAGTCTTTCCTTCTTGGGTAAACACTAGGGATACTAGAATATATAAAACACATGATGAAGAAGGTCTTCCGCTAAAAGAACAAGGCGAACTTGTTTCTGGCCATGAAGATGGTAAATCATTAAAAGTGGGTATGGAGTTTGCAATATTAACTAAAGCAATACAAGAACAGCAAGAAATAATAGAAAACTTAAAAATAAGAATAGAACAATTAGAAAATTAAAATTATGGCAATTACTTACAAATGGACAATTAACCAAATGAACGCTCACATTGAAGCTGATGGAGAGCAAAATGTAATCTTTACAGTTCACTGGACTTATTCAGGTTCAGAAGAATCTGGGGGACAACAATATCAAGCAAGTCAAATAGGTGCTCAAAGCTTTACATATGTAGCTGGAGAACCTTTCATACCTTATGCAGATACTGAAGCTTTTGAAGCTGTAGTAATTGGTTGGCTTGAAGGAGCATTAGATGTACCTTCTATGTCAGCTAGTATTGCAACTCAAATACAAAAACAAATTACACCAATAAATGAAGATCTATACTTTACATGGCAGAACCCACCTATCCCACCGGTTGAAGTGTAAGTTTGATAAAAAACAAGTGATACTATAACTAAGAATACCCAAAAATAAAGTTTAACCCTAAAAACCAAAAACAATGACTTATTTTTATTCGTTGAGCTCAAGCATGGGCCAACCACAAACACCGCAGATTACCGAAGAAACTATTAACGTATGGAAACATTTATCCAAAAAGAAAAACTGGAGAATAGTTCAATTATCTAATGGTTATTTTCAAACCGAACACCGTGACCTAGAAGACAAAGAAAAATGGTACGATGTAACAAGACGTGAAACTATGGAAGCCGCTGAAGTTGCTATTGACGGTAGTGTTGATCACTACGGGAAAAAAGTAGACTTTTTAAAAGGACCTAAAGTAGTTAAGACGTTTAAATAATACAAACCAAATCAAATCAAATTAAATTATGTCAAATGCAATCGTTAAGAATCTGAACTTTGGTTCGGATGCTAAAGATCAAGTGTTTGCTGGTATTACAAAACTTACACAAGCCGTTAGCTCCACTCTTGGGGCTAGTGGCAAATGTGTTATGTTAGAAGATCAAACCGGTGAACCAATTATTACAAAAGATGGTGTTACTGTAGCCGATGCTATTACACTTCTTGATCCTGTTGAAAACATGGGAGCAACGTTACTTAAACAAGCTGCTAGAAAAACAGTTAATGAAGCTGGTGATGGTACAACAACCGCAACAGTATTAGCTCATGCTATTTTAGATGAAGCTTATAAAGTAATAACAAAAGAAAACGCTAGAGACTTAAAACAAGGTATAACTACAGCCACTAATAAAGTGATTGATTATCTAAACTCAATAGTTACTAACGTAAAAGGAGATATGATTGATCAAGTAGCCACTATATCTACTAACAATGATCCTGTGCTTGGTAAAATTATTGCTGATGCATTTAGGTCTGTTGACGAAACAGGTGTTGTTATACTTGAAATATCTGACTTACCAGAAACAAAGTTTGAAACTATTGATGGTATACAATATGACAGAGGATTAAATAATATACATTTTGTAACAAACAAAGAAACTAACACTGCTGAATTAGATAAACCTTTGGTACTTATAATTGAGTCTGAAGTTGAAAACGTTAGAAAAATACAAAGTGTTTTAGAATACGCTATAAAACAAAATAGATCATTACTTATTATAGCTGATGTAGACCAGCAAGTTATGTCTGCTTTAGCAATGAATAAATTAAAAGGTAATATCAAGGTTAACTTAATTGAAGCACCTGTCTATGGAGTTAATAAAAAAGAAACATTAGAAGACTTAGCTTTACTTACTGGAGCAACTGTTATAAATGAAGACTTAGGCGATGACATTGATTTAATAGGACCTGAACATTTAGGCGAGATACAAAAAAGTGTTACAAGTCAAATTGAAACTATATTACATGTTGGTGAAGTATGTGATGAAGTAAAGAAACTAATAAAAGAATTAAAAGCCACTCTTAAAACAGCTAAACATCCAGCTATCGTAGTTAACACTGAAAAACGATTAGCTAGATTATCAGGCAAGGTTGCTGTGGTAAAAGTAGGGGCTAATTCAGAGGTTGAATTAAAAGAAAAGAAAGATAGAGTTGAAGATGCTATATGTGCAACTAAAGCTGCGATAAAAGAAGGTATTGTACCTGGCGGTGGTATTGCGTTGTTAAATGCTGCACAACAGGTCAAAACTTCTAATGCTTTTGAAAACATACTCTTAAGAGCCATTAAGGCGCCTTTTAAGATTATATTAAGCAATGCAGGTATAGTTGATCAAAAAATATCTTCAACAGAAGGAGAAGGCTTAGATGTAGTTACAGGAAATATGGTTAATATGATTGAGTCAGGGATTATCGATCCTTTACTTGTCACAAAAAGTGCATTAAGAAATGCAGCATCTGTAGCAACAACTATTTTATCTACTAATTGTGTAATCAATAATCTTAGAATTAATGAAAGCAATAGGTAGTAATTTAATAGTCAATATGACTAAGCAAGGCGTCTCTGAAACAAAGGGAGGTCTTTTCTTAGCAGAGAAACAACGAGAGGATATAAGATATGCTGAAGGTACTGTATTATCAGCCGGGAGCAATGTTATTGGAATTAATGAAAATGATGTTATTTATTTTGATAAAAATAATTCGCATCAAATTGAAATTAAGAAAGAAATATATCAAGTTGTGAACATGGCCAACGTAGTAGTTGTGCTGTGAGATTAGAAGCTAGTGACATTAGAGATCTTAATCTTTTAAAACATTACAGGATCATTAGAAAATGGGCTTGTAAGAATTATGATTTAAACGATGCAGATCTTGAATTACTTATATACTTCGATTGCATGGATCTTTTCACTAGAGAAGATTTTAAAATCGGTACATATTCTTATAGTTGGGATAACAGACGCTGGAACAGATTACTTAAAGAAGGTTGGATAACCGTGTGGCGAGTCCACAATCGCACAACCCAAAAGTATAACATCTATA